AAGAAGAAAGTTTTTTCTTGCTTCTCTAACTTTATCTGAAGTAAGTTTATCTGCCATAATACTTAATATCCAAAAGTAGCATCTGTAAGTTCTGGTGGCCTAGTATACATATTCTTAAAGATAGCCGCCTGTGGTGTAGAAATTTGGCGTGTCATACACATATACCGTAGTGCATCATACGCATGATCGTCTGCCTTTGTATCAACGTCTTCGCTATTGGTCTTAGATAGCGGCAACGTAGGAAGAGTTCGTACTAGATTTGTACACGTAGAGAAAATACGTAGCCGTGGTTCCCCGTATTCATTCATTGCAAGACGCCTGTGTACTTCAATTTTACCAGAAAGCCTATTAGAATCGGACGGAATCCACCTTACTCCTCCACGTATCATGGTTTCCGCTATAGACGGGCCTAATCCTGTACGATTCCAGCACGATTTATCAAGAACAGATAGCGACATTTGACCGTCAGTTCGCTCCATTTCTCGAATTAGCGTAGCAAGTGCTTCTCCTGTGTACCCTTTAATATATAACTCTCGGTATATCCAAAGATTCCCGTCCCAATCAATTGCGCCCCAAAGAATACAACTAGGAGAACTATATCCATAATCACCAGCCCTTATCTTAGCCCATCCTTCAGGAACTTCGAAGGGCTGAACTACGTGGACCGATCTGTTAAATTCAGTAAATGCAGCCCCTTCTGCTACATCCCAATCGCCCTCTAAAAGGCGTTTCCGCTCAACCTCTGGAAGCGAATACAACATCGCTTCGTATTCGCCCGTTTTCATGAGATACGGATTATCCGTTAAACGGGCCGGAATAAATTTACGATGAAACAGCGGCTTTCCTGAATCAACGTGATTCTGCCCGTACACAAGAGTTTTTTCCGTATCGATGTCAGTGGCCCAGAACGAAGTATTGGGGGGTTCTGGATCGATAAACATCTTTTTAATCCACCAGCCCCCTACTCCACCGGGATTGGCAGTTGCTCTCATGTACGTTTCAATCGTTTCATCCGCCGTGCGAAGGCGTGAGCGAAGATAATTCCACACATACGGCGAAGGATAGTGGCCTAGTTCGTCAATGCCAATCCACGTAAACGATTGACCCTGATAGCGGTATACATCGTCATCTTTATCTACGTAACTGAAAAGTGCAGTCGCTCCACTGGGAAACTCCCACGTTTTTGTAGATTCCTTGAACTTCGCTTTGGGAAAAGCATGAAAATACAGCTTTTTGCTTTGATCGATTAGCTCTGTTAATTCTGCAAGCGTTCGACGTAGCAGCAAGGCTCTGTGGTTACTGTTATTTGCGTACCTAAGAAGATCAACAAGCATTGCGTAGCTTTTGCCACCACCCGCTGCACCTCCATAGAGTACTTCTTTTTCTGGGGCCGCAAGAAAGTCTGTTTGTGGCCCCGTATTGGGAGCAAATACAAGCTCCTGATCGTCCTCAAGAAGCTTTTCCACCTCTGTATTGGTGGTAACTCCTCCACTTTGTATCACATTTAGCAGTTCTTTATTATCTTTTATCTTTTCTCGTTTACGTACTGCTTTTTTTTCCTGTTTTTTAAGATCGCGCTGATGAGTGCGAAGGCGCTTCCGTACTTTGCGGGTTTCCTGTTCCTTGCGTGAAACGTGGTAGTTGCCCTGTTCTCCCGGCTTTAACTTAGGACGCGCCATTTAGAACCGCGCTGCACGGACGCCACCACCACGGGAATATTTCTTTACGGAGCTGCCTTTGGCTTTTCCTTTCCCCTTAAAGAGCTTTTTAGCTAATCCTTTCCCCTTAAAGAGCTTTTTAGCTAATTTAACAGCCTTTTTTCCTCCCGGTACAGGAAGCATCATTGAGAGCATATCTGCGGTAAGCTCTCCTGCCATTTTTTGCTGTTCAGGAGATGCAAT